AACCATCACCGATGGGACGGGAGTGGACTCTGGCCTACAAGTTTCGACTACGGATGTAAATGTAGCTCAGACTGGTGGAAATTTTACGGTAAATACCAACAAACTTACAGTATCTGGTACGTCTGGGAACACGGCTGTCGCTGGAACCCTGTCGGCCACTGGCAACTTCGCGATCAACACCAACAAGTTCAACGTAACTGCTAGCAGCGGAAACACCACATGCGCTGGTTCGCTGACGTTGACGACCGGATCCCTGACTGTTGGCGGCAGCACTTCTGTTGCCGGCAACATGAGCACCAACGGGTTCGTCATCCTGAATGGAGCTTACGGCATCCAACAGAATTCTGCTGGTGGCACCAATAACTTTGCTGGCCCATGCAACTTCACCAACCTGGCGACTTTCAGCGGCGGCATTGCATTCAGCTCGAATGTCACGCTGGCCAACAACCTGACCGTCAACGGCACCACGACGCTCAACAGCGTGGCTGCCCTGAACGGAAACATCACATTGGGTGATAGTTCGCTAGACACTCTAACTGTTGCTGCAACGCCGACGTTCAACGCTCCGGCGACGTTTGCTGGTGCTGCTACGTTCAACGGCAACGTCACGATCGGAAGCGACGCAACCGACACGCTCTCGATCAATGCGGCGTTCAACCCGACCACAGAGACACTGGCATCCGGAGACTTTATTCTGATTCAGGACGTATCTGACTCCAACAAGATCAAGAAGGTTGCGACTAGCGATGTACAAACATACAAAAAGTTTGTAAGTTCTGAATACAACATCCCTTCTTCTGGCCCCACTGTAAACACTGATAATATTCTTACGATACCAATTTCATCTACAGGATTAGGCGGAGCCCCTGATATTGTTATACCTCAATTAGTGTGCAAGGTTGCAAATAATGGATATTCGGTTGGAGATGTTATAAATTTTGATCAATGCTGGTCTGGTGAATATGCTCCAGTTTACAGCTTATCTTTTAGTAGCGAGAATATCGTTTTAAACAGAATGACGTGGAATGGTTTGTGGGATGGATTTGGAAATACTCCAGGTTCTTTGAGTTTTATTCGTGTAGATATAAATACTACTAAATGGAAAGCAAGGGTTGTAGCAATTAAGTACAATTGATCAGTTATGACTCCTTCCCAGATCGCTCAAGCTGCCTGCGATAAGCTGTCGTTTACGGACACAAACACGGTCGCGTTGGCCAAGAAGATGTGTGTCCGCAGGTATTCCATGATCTGGGATTCCTGTTTGTGGAATGACACTCTTGGAGTGATTTCTAAAACTGTCAGTGATGGTGATGAGGTGATCAATCTGGATTCCTACGTCACATCGACTTATAGTTCATTCGTCGACAACAACATGTATCTGGATGTCCCTGTGGCCATCCGATTCACTGTTACTGGAGAAACGGATGGAATCGAAATCCCTGCCGCAGAATGGCAGTCGTTCTTCCAGCTCGACCCCAACATCTGGAACAACGTGGATTCCAGGAAATCCACTCCAAACAATTTCGTCAATCTGTCGAGGTTGATGAATGATGGTGTCACGACCTATGGAGAGTCTGGCATTCCAAGGATCAAGCTGGTTCCAACCCCGAATCAGAACGGAACCCTGTTTGTCCTTGGGAAACGTCAGTCTTCTGTCCGTCAATACGGCGAGTCTATCACCATAGATAACAATCAATCCTTTGAAATCAGAGGTGTTGAGAACGCTTTGATGGCTTTTGTTGAGGGAGATCTGCTTGAATTCGCAAGGCAGTACGGAAAAGCACAAGCCAAGTTTGCCGAGGCTGCTGCCCATGTCGGAACAATGAAGGATCTGGAGCGTGGTCAACAGCAGCAGATCAGCAGGATCATTCCTGATTCCACATACGACTGGAGCTTCCAAGACATCGTCTAACCATGCCATTCAAGTCCAACGACAGTTTAGATGATGAGATTCTGTTGGATGGTAGTAACGGATTCACGACTGGATGCGTATCGGCAACCCGTGCTGATAACATCTCTGCAACGTCGTTCTCGGATGCAAGAAACATCGATTACGATGACTTTGGAAACCTCATCACGCGAGTAGGGGCAACATCCATCACCGGAAATGTTGTAGACGAAAACTGGGAGGATATCTCAACAAACTGGAATTCACTGGTTCAGTTTTGGGGATCCAGTTTTCCTGCTACTGCGAATGTTGTTTCCGGATTCTTTTTCGACACCAAAGCCGCTGAGAATCTTGTCGTTGCAGCGAGCGTTTCTGGTGTTGGTCAGATTTACTGCGGAAACCCTTCCAGTTCATTCCAAGTTGTCACCGGATCGACGTTCAATATCCTGGCCAACTACATCTACTTCGCGCAGCTAAACGAGCGGTTGTATTACTCAGATGGGTACAACCCTCTAGCATACATCACGGCTTCAAACACGAATCAATCCGTTGTCGCCAACAAGGTTACAAGCGTCACGATCATAAATGGCGGAAGTGGATATACATCCATTCCAGCGATCACGTTTTCAGCGCCACCTTCCGGGACTACGGCGACTGGAACAGCAATCGTTTCCGGAGGTCAAGTGGTGGCCATCACGATCACCAATCCAGGAACTGGATATACATCTGCACCTACAATCACGTTTGGATCTGGATCCGCAGCAGCGACCGCAAGCATCATGCTTTCGGCTCCAGCAAAGCCGATCTATCTCACAAGCCATACACAACGGCTTTTCTGCACTTCTGCTGACACGTCGAACCTTCCAGACACGCTGTATTTCTCTGACATACTGGACGGTGAATCTTGGGATCCTGCTGGATCAGTCCGAGTTGGTGGTGATGGTGATCCGATCACTGGCCTGTATTCTTGGTTCGCCAACAAGTTGATCGTGTTCAAGCAGCGGTCCATCTGGGCTGTGGATGCAGATCCTTTGAGTGATCCAGCCGATTGGGTGATCTCACTCATATCTGGAAATATCGGTTGTGTTTCACATCGGTCCATAGCGGCCACCGGTGCGGACGTATTGTTCCTGTCGAGGGATGGAATTCGATCCTTGGCGCAGATTCAGGCCGGCACACAGACCGATGTCGGACTTCCGCTGTCGGCACCCATCAGCGACATCATCAGTCGAATCGATAAGACCAAATACGACTACTGTGACGCCATCTACTGGAACAACCGGTACATGCTGGCGATCCCATATTTGGACGATGCGTATGACGAGATCGTTTACTCACTTCTGACTGAGGATGGAAACTTCATCTGTTGTGAGAACGGGATCACGCTTGGTTTTGCTGAAGAGGTCCAGCAGGTAGTCCAGAATGAGTTGATGACCGAAAATGGAATCGACCTTGCACTGGAAGATGGGGATTTGATTTCTATAGGATTCAAGAACAACAATGTCGTCGTCGTCTATCACCTGTTGGCGAAATCGTGGCTTGGGATGTGGACTAATTGGCTGGTGACAGATTTCATCAACACTCAATTCTCATCTTCTGGTCCAGTGTTGATGTTCAGCGGTGCCATTGAAAATGTGGTGAATGCGTCGTCTCAGATCTATGCGTTCAATGACTACGTTCCAAACACCAAGAAGGATCCTGCACCAATATCCATCTATCGCGATGGAGGTGCTTCCTATGAATCGTATGTCGTAAGCAAGGCTTACAACTTCAACGAGCCGATGGTCGACAAGATCGGCTACGATGTTCAGTTCTCAACAGAGAATCCGTACCAGGACTGGAATCCGGAGATTTCTTTTGAGTACGCCACTGACATGGATGATCAGTTCAATGAACTGGCTTCTGATGTTTCGATACCTGGTCGAGTGTTCAAGTACCAGAAGAGCTACAATCTGATTTCAAGAGGCGTCTGGAATAACATCCAGTTCAAGCAGTACTGCCCCAACGGACGCATGTCCGTACAATCCATCATCACGACGGCATTCCCGCAGAACATCAAACCGCAGCAGTAATCATGTTTCCAAAGGTACGACAAATAGTATCGCTCGAAGAGGAGGCATCAGTTCTTTCTGCTGCCGTCTCTGACAACGACTGCATCAAGTATCCTACTCATGTCGTCGAAAGAGACGGGAAAATCGTAGGAGCTGCATCACTTCAGCGGGTTCCTTTGATGATGGTGTGGCATCACACCAAGAGCATCACGGCGAGGGATTCGTTCCACTTGAAGCTAGTGTATGACTCAATCATGGAGACCAAAGGTTTTCCGCGTTACATCATAGCCTGTAACGAACACTCTCCATACAACTCGTACATGAAGAAATTCGGGTACAATCCAATCTGGAAGACTGAACTCTTTGAAGGAGGAATATGATGACTATAGAGACCAATCTGGCGAGCGTTCTGGCTCACAGCGTCATGCTGTTTGCCAAGCATGATTGGCAGAGGCGTTACTCGTCCATTGAGTGGGGTTCCCCGCAGATGTGCGGACCTGAATGGAACGCTCCAGATATGGCCGCAGCAAATCGTGAAGCGGTCTTGGCTCAGGCCGAGACGTTTCCTTTACTGCGACAGATCGAGGCGGCTTCTCGTCTTGGACGAGAGATCACATACACCGACCCTCGCACTGGTAAGAAGGTCACCCAGGACTTCCGTGGCATGTCGGACATCGACGTGTCTCGCGAGATCGCCAGGGCTATGGCGGACATGGCTCCTGAGCTGACCCAGAAACAGCTCGATGTCGCCAAACAGTTCGGAACCGAGTTTGCCTCCCAGCGCCGGCGTGAACTGGAAACCGCAGATCCGGAGCGTTACAAGCTCTACGATCAGTTCCTGCAAAACCTTCAGTCTGGAAAGGCTGCTGTTGAGACTGGAGCCCCTGAAGTTCCTGAGTACGAGCGCGTAGCCACTCCTGCCGAGATGAGGGACACCGGCATGACGGCGTCTATGCGGGCAGATCTGGAGAAGCAGGTCGCAGGTGAGCTGGCTCAGGCCGGATCGCTACCTCCCGGACTCCAGAGGGCCACTGAGCAGGCTCTGCGGGCTCGAGGAGCTGCCACTGGAAATATCCTCGGAAATGCGGCGGCTCTGCGTGAGGCGCTTGGCGTTTCGCAAGCCATTCAATCCTCTGACGAGAAGCGCCGAGCACAGGCGCTTGGACTGCTGCAGTCTGGCCAGTCGACCAGCGACACGGCCAACCGTATGGCCCAGCAGTCGTTCCAGAACATCTTGGCTGCTACTGGCCAACGAAATACCGCAGCGCAGCAGACGTTTGCTGGACAGATGGCCGCACAGCAGCAGCGCACGGCTGGTCAGCAGCAGAACATCGCCAACATCCAGTCTGCACTCGGTCTGCAGCCAATCGTCTCGCAGGCCGCTCAGTTGGGTGGTCTGCAGCAGGGCGCTTCACCGTTTGCCCAAGGACAATACGTCCAAGGCATGCAGCAGGCTGGCCCTGGACAGCTTCTCGGCATGGGTTCGCAGTTCGCCATGCAGAACGCGCAGAACGAGTTTCAGGCGTCGCAGGCCAACAGCGGGTTCGCCTATCTTGGTGCGATCACGAATGCGATCGGAAACCTCGGCAAAGGCGCCGGAGGTCTCGTTGGATGCCACGTCGCTCGACTCTGCGTTCCTGACGAATGGGAAGCGTTCTACTTCTGGAAAGAGCTGCTCGCTCCTGACTGGTTCCGCAATTTGTACAACACGCATTCCAAGGCTGTCGCTGGCTGGCTGTCCAACAAGCCGACGCTGCAGAAGCTGGTGGCCAAGTGGATGCGTTCAAAGATCTCGGAGGTGACCCATGGCTAGTTTCGCTGGAATCGCACAGGGGCTCGGCAATCTCGCTACTGGCGGGATCCTGAACGCACTGACCAAGAAGCCCGGAGAAACGCCTGAAGATCCGAATGCGGATCTGGCCAACATGAAGACAGACGATCTGAAGAAGATCGCCGCCTATGATCCCGGAGTTCTTGGTCGTCTTGGTAACCTTCTGACTGGAGGCATACTCGGGGAGGCGACCGGCATGAACTCCAAGATGGATCGTGCTGGATCGGCCGCTGACATGATCCGCGAAGAGGAGATGAACAAGCGTCTGATGGATCGCATGCGTCGTCTCATCGCAGCGCAATCTCCTCAACCGTTCACGTCTCCAGAATCCATGCAGACGGGCGCTTTCCAGCAAAACAACATGGCTCCGGTGAGCCAGAACATGTTCTGATATGGCTACTCAATTTCCAAACATAGACGAGCTTGAGCAGGCTGCTGCATATCGGCCCAGCGTTGGCGCCAACATCCTGAATCTGCTCACGGGAGGGATCTATGGAGGCGTCACTGGCAAGAGCCAGAAGGCCATGGAGGCCGCTGCTGCGCGCCAAGTCTTGCTTCAGGAGCGGGCTCAGGAACGCGGTATGGAACGGGCCTTGTTCCGAAACAAGATGCAGACAGCCCTCGAGGAGGGTTTGCAGATTCCTGAAGGTGCTAGGAAAGAAGACCTGGATGCTCTGATTCAGCAGAATCGCATCAAGCGACTTCGAGAGGAATTGCGTGGATTCACTGGAGCTGAACCTGCTGAGAACCTTTCTATCGGCGAACTGCAAGGACAACTGACAAGAGCCAGGACTGAAGCTCCACAAACTGCTGCAATGCGTTTGAGTGGCCAGCAGTCCAGAGCAATGCTTAAAGCTCTACAGGGACAAGGAGCTTTCCCGACTCCAATGGATACATCCAGGATTCCGGATGAACAGGCCATTGCTCAG